CTGCGCCGGGAAGGTCTGGTATCCACCGTAAGCGCGTGACCCTCCGGAAAGCTCGTAGTACCGGAGCCAGACCCGCACCTTGACCAAAACGGCCCCTCGCGAGTACTTGATCTCCTCGACCGTCCCCGTTTCGTCGGTCCACCCGAAGTGGTCGTCGACAACTTCGATGTTGTCCCCCAACCGGAGCCAGAACAAGACGGAGGGGTAGCACACATAGGTGACCTCGTAGGTCGGAAACCCCATGTGCTCGACGAGCCAGTCGATGACGTACTCAGCGACGCTCTCGTCCTTGATGTACGGAGCTTCGATCACGTCGTGGACTGCGCGCCCGCCGATCAATTCGCGGGACAGCCGGCACAGGTCGCTGTTGTCTGGATTCCGGGTCACGACCCCGGTCCACGTGTCGTTCAGAAGGTCGTAGCCGTACCGGAGGGTGAAGTCGTTGAAGAGATCGGCTCGTGCGCTCTCCGAAACCGCCGATGCCCGCGAGATGCACGGGTAGCTCCCTGGCTCCAGCTTCAACGCGATCCGGCCGTCACGCCGGTCGGTCACGATCGGCCCGTACCCGCTGCCGGTCCATGCCATCGAAACCATCGGGAAGGACGACAAGAGGCCGTTCTCGATGAAGTCGAACACCGTCGTGGACTCGCCTCCAGACGACCCGTTGATCATCACGTAGGTCCGGAGGTTGCCGAGCTTCGCCCGCGCCAGCGCGATCGCTTCCATGTCCACCATGCGGCGACCGAGGGGGCTGTAGTCCAGTAGCAGCGTCTCGATGGTGTCGATCAAGTTGTCCGCGTCCGAAGTCGTTGAGACGGTGACGTGGACGCCTTCGTTGAAGTCTTCGGTCGACGGGCTCCACGACCCCGTGAACCGAATGACCGTGACGGGGAGATCGAAGAAGTCGGTCTTCTCGTCGACGGACCAGCCATAGGTCGCGTCGCCCGCCGACACCGACGTGCCGTTCACGTAGACCGTGCTCACGGTCATGTTGTGGCCGTAGCCGACCAGCCACTCGCTGTTCCCGATGGTATCGACCGGCACGAGCGGCACGTAGTCGTACCCGCCGAGGATGATCTGACACCGTTCGCCCACCGCGCTGTCGTGGATGTCCTCCCACCGGTCGGAGTCCAGCACCCACGGCGGAAGACCCCTGTCGGCGGTGATGACCGGGTCGGAGATCGCGAACTCGACGAAGTCAGACTGGTTGTCGTCGTCAGGGTCGTAGTTGAAGGTGACCCCGTCGTCCATATCGCCAATCAGCAACGGGAAGCGCTCGTCGAGGTCGCCTCCGTCGACTTGGAGGGCGACCTCCCCAAAACCTGCCAGAAGACGGCCCTGGCTGATCAGTGAGCGCGGGTTCACGAGCGCCGTCGGGACCGAGAGAGTCAAAGACCGGCCCGAAGCCGACGACTGCCCCAGCGTGTAGCTGAAGGTGATCTCGGGCTCCTGCTGGATCGCGGCGAGGTAAGTCCGCTCCTCGGAGTCGGTTCCCGACGTCACGACGACATTGTCGGACGCAACCCGCGCGATGCCGTCAATGCCGAACACGAGGTCGAAGGTCATCACAAGCTGACGAAGGCAGGGGTCCTTCTCGATCTCCGCAGTCCAGAAGTCTGAGAAGCGGCGGTGCCCACCGAAGTCCCACTTCTGGAACCGGGTGAACGCCGTGGTCGCGGGGTAGGTGATCTCGGAGGACACTACAGCTCCTCCTCCAGAATGAGGGTCATGTCACCGACAGGCGTCCACACGCCTCCTGTCTGCACGTAGCCCGCGTTCTCCAGATCGCCGCCACTCGTGATGCGGCCGTAGATCGCGGATCGGAGCTTCTGGGCTCCGTCGTTCACGTACACGACGGGCTTGGCCGAGTAGTCGGACAACATCCCCATGAGGTCGCGGAGCTTCCAGCGGTCCATGTCGACGTCGCCGACGATCCTGGCCTCCAGACGCCTACGAGCGTCGCTCCACTTCCAGCCCCATCGCATCCCGTTGAGCCCCGTCTCCAGTTGGACGTTCGGCGCGGCACTGTCGGAGTGGACCCAATCCAACGCCGTCGTGAAGTCGTAGGTGATGCCAGCAACGAGGCAGCCGAGCCGGACATCGCCTTCGGCCGTGTCCGAGTCGTAGGGGAAGATCAGCCGCATGAACTGGTAGGCGTGCCGGGTCGGGAAGGAATGCACGATCTTGTCGTCGAAGACCTGGAAGGTGTCCGAGGCCGACGCGCCGATCGGCGCAGTCTCGTCTCCGAAGAAGATCCGGTCACCGACGTGCTTCGTGACCTTCATCATCTTGCCGTTCTGCGACCCACTCGTGATCTGCACGTACTTGTTGTGGAGTTCGCCGTCCCGAGTCGTCTGGCCCGAGAAACGGAGCGCGCCGCTGTTGATCTGATCGATGGTCAACGACCCGTAGAGGACGCCGTTGATCGTCGCGTCCACGGAGGGGGACACCCACGCATCCGTCGCGTTGTACTGGACCCGGACCTGTGGGACGTTGAGCCCGATAAGGGCGAGTCCGTCGTGTTCGAACAGCTTGAGGTTGTTCGTCGAGTCGGCATCCAGCACGAGGGTCTGCGTCACACCCGCGTTCGACCTCCACTTCATCCGGGGGGACGGCGTGAAGATCGCTTCGATCGGATTGGAGTACATCATCTCCGCGAGGAACTGGTCGGCCTCAAAGCCGCCTCCACCGCCCCACCGAGCATAGACTCCGTCGTTCAATGGAGCCGGCGAGGAGTCGCAGATCCGTCCACGGAGGTCGTCCGGGTTCGTGAACTCGTGCTGCCTGTAGTCGTCGGAACCCTTCACCCCCATCTCGACCCACCGAGACATTCGTGACGCCACGCCGGTCACGATGTGCCCGAACCGCTGGAACTGCGCGGTGGCGGTACCAGCCGACGAGAGGGTCAAGGCCCCCGTCGAAGCCCACGTCTCGCCAGCAACGGAGCGGTAGGCGACGTCGAGGAAGTAGTTGCCTCCATCCAGCGTCTGCGCGGCCCGGAACTCGTAGAACTCTGAGAAGTCGAGCCCGGCCACGGTGAGCAGCGCGGTCGAAGCGGCCTCGTCGTAGACGACGAAGCTAGCCGGGGACGAGTCGTACCTGACAGACCAAGCCGTCGTGATCCCGGCAGCGGAGCCGAGGGCGGCAACCTGCACCGCGAGCGCGCGCGAATTGCTACCCCCACCGCTCACCGGCTGGACGATCCACGTATGGACCGAATCGTCAGCCCACTTGTCGGTTGGCGTTCCGCCCTCGCTGTACTCGTTGTACCAGCGGTCGGTGGACGGAGCGGCGTCGGCGTACTCGGTGTACTTCGCGTTCCATGTCTCCGTGGTGCCGGAACTCGTCTTGGTGAACTGCGTGTTCGCGCTCTCCGTCGGGTACCCGAACAGCGACATCCACAGGTTGGAGTAGAGCGCCCCCGAAGCGATCAGGGCGGTGTAGGGGTTGAAGACGAAGGACCGCTTAGTCCACCCGAGGAGCGAGAAGTACGCGCTATCCCCGGTCGAGCCGACGTAGCCGAGGACCATCAAGCGGTCGCCGCCGCTCGACATCCTCATGTCCTCCAAGTCCTGAGCCGCGTTCGCGTTGAAGCCTGGAAACTCCAGGGTGTTGTACCAAGAGCCGTCGAGGGCCTCGTGGCGCGGCCTCTGGTACAGCATCAAGTAGCGATCGTCGGAGGCTGCGCTGTTGAACACCAGCAGGTAGCAGTTGGACGTGTCTGCACACGCAGCCAGCGCAGTCGTATCGGTGCCCGACGTCGAGATCGGCGACCAAGATGTCGCCGTCCAATCCGAACGCCTCGACGCAGATCGCGCCGTGATGTTCGTGCCTTCGTCGATGAACAGCAGGAAGCTGCCCGCCGAGTCGTTCACCGGGCACAGGTCGTAGATCGAGGCAGCCGCACCCGAAGTCAAGTTCACAACCGTCTTCCACGACGCGCCCCGATCGGACGAGACGAGCGAGCGGTAGTTGACGCCGTCGTTGTAGACGATGCGGACGTAGTCACCGCTGGAAGCAACGACCATCCGGCCGGGCTGGAACCCGGTGCCGGACCCGGTAGTCGACTGGACGATGTCGCGGGAGATGCGCGTCCACGTCAAGCCGCCGTCGGTTGACTCGTACTGGTCCCAGTCGTAGTCACTGCTCGCCGTGATCTCGACCGGCACGAGGAGACGAAGGACGCCGTCCGGAAGGGTGTAGCCGCTGGCGTCGACGTTTGCGGTCCCGCGCGAAGGAGTGAAGGTAGTTGACGACCACGACCGGTCCCCGTCCCCGACGTCTTGGTAGTAGATCGTGAACGTCGTGCCGGTCGTGTGGCCCATGACGATGCGTCGTTGGTTCGACTCGGAGAAGAAGAGAACGAGCCAGTTGCCAGTCGGGTTGCTCTCAAAGAGATCCTGCGGGCACTTGATCTTCCGGATGTCGTCGACGCCGCGCCACTCCGTGCTCGCTTCGTCGTTGTACTTCCAGCCCCACTCGGCGGTGCCGTCGAGCCCGCCCGCCCGGTAGAGACGGAGGTCGTAGTCCTTGTCGACGTCCGGCGAGCCTTCCATGAAGGGAACGAGATCGCCCGCGTTCGCCGCCTGCGGCGCAGCCGGGCCGATGTATCGCCCACGCTCGCTGGTGACGCTGCTGACCTGGGAGACGCCCTGGAGCGCCGGGTCGGGGAAGATGATGAAAGGGAAAGGACCGCGCGCCATCGTCTACCCGCTGCTGTTCTGGTACCGACCACGGGACAAGCCGACCTTTGCGCCGGACTTCCGCTGGATCTGAGACTTGATGCCCGGCGCGTTCCCACGCCGCCCGGCGACCACGAGGGCCTGATCGACTGTCCGGCCTTCGACCATGACGGCGACCGGAATCACGGCAGCCATCCCCGAGGCTGCGCCGCTTCCGCCGCCCCCGACAGAGGCCGACCCCGCGCCCGGAGCGGCCGAAGCGGCCGGGTTTGCGGGGTTCCTTTCGGCCGGAATCACCGCCTCTCCGGGGTGGAGGGTCATCCGGGTGAGCTTCGGAATGTAGGGGATCCCCGCCATCGCTGACCCGCCACCCTTGTCCTTGTCGCGTCCAAACAGGGCGTCCTTCAGCCAGTCGACCAACTTGTCGACGAAGCCCTTGAGGCCATCGACGATGCGGTCCCACAAGGCGGTGACGAAGTCCTTGATGCCGGTAGCAAGCTGGGTCCACCACTCACCGACGGCGGTGCCGAGAAAGGCCGTCCATCCGGTGACGATGTAGCCCCACAGCGTGCTAACGAAGGACCCGGTAGCGCCGACGATCGACATGACCAGCGCCTTCACGACGGCGTTGGCCATCTCCGGAAGCCGGGGGATCAGGTCGACGACGATGGCGACGATCAGCGCTTCGACGATCACCGGGATCGCGTCGATGATGGCGACGACGATGTCGGGGATCGCTTCGACAATCGCGATGACGATATCGGGGAGCGCCTTGATGATCGCCGAGATGATGTCCGCGATCGAGTCCGCGAGGACCTTGATCACTTCGGGGAGAGCGCCGAGGAGCTTCGTGATCAAACCCGGCAGGGCGTCGACGATCGCTTGCACCAGAACCGGAAGCTGCTCGACGATCGCGATGACCAGCTTGGGGAGCAGCTTCACGATCTTGGTCAGCAGGCCCGGAAGCTCCCGAGCGAGCGCGTTCACGACCGTCGGTAGCGCGCTGATCAACGCAAGGACGATGTCCGGCAACGCGTTCGTGATGGCGGTGATGATCGGGCCGATCGACGTCGCGAGAGCGTTCACCAGGGAGGGGAACTCGTCGACGAACGCCTGCACGACGCTCGGAATCTCCCGCACGAAGGTGCGGACCATCTCGACCGCGCCTCGCATCATGTCGGTCATGATCGAAGACGTAGAGGACGTCTCTCCCGTATCGTCGTCGGTCTGTGCTCCAGCGCTCGCCGTAGACGCGATGTCGGAGATGCTGAGTCCAGCGAAGCCGAGAATCTGGTCGAGCGCCCCAGCGGCCCCAGCGGCCATCGAGATCGACTTCGATACGATGCTCTGAACTGCCTTGAACGTTCCGACAACGGCGGTCGCCGTCTTGGAGAAGACGTTGCCGATCGCTTCCGCGATGTCCCCGGCCTTCTCCTTCACGGCGTCGATCTCGTCGCGCCACTTGTTGAAGAAGGTCGAGATCTTGCCGCGAGCGATCTCGGTCCACGACGCCGTCGTGACCTCCCAGTTGTTCGCGACGGCCGCTGCCATCTTCGCGACGTCGGCTGAGTAGGAGTGCCACTTCTCGCTCGTCGTATCGATGACGCGCCCGAGCCCTTCCATCTCCTTCGCGACGTTGGCGACGAACTCGGCCGGCTCTCCGTCCCCGCCCTCTTCGGTCATCTCCTCCTTCAGAAGCTCCATCGCTTCGCGGATCTTCCGGAGCTGCTCCTCGTGCTTCGCGTACTCGGCGTTGCGCTCCTTATCGACGGCGGCGGCTTCTTCTGCGGCCTTCTTCTTCGCTTCCTCCGCGTTGTGGAGGGTCATCAACTGCGCGTAAAGGGTCTTGTTCTTCGCGATCCGGTCCGAGTTCGCCTTGTTCAGATCCTCCGTGACCTGCCGAAGCTCGGTCTTGAGGACCATCGACTTGTTCCAGTGGAGATTCCCCTCGGCCAAGTCTTGGTTGATCTCGGCTTGCCGAGATGCAAGCTCCTTCTCTTCCTCTTGGAGTGCGCGCACCTCGTCGGTGAGCCGGCGGACGCGGACCTCGGCCGAGTCCATGACCTTCTCGGACTCGGCGATCTGCATCGCGTTCCACTTCTTCATCGCGGCCATCGCGGCTGCGATAGCTGCCGAGAGCGCGACGATCGCGATGCTGACGGGTCCGAGAGCGGCTACTGCCGCGACGGCGAACGACCGAATGGCTGGCAGAAGCGCGTTCAAAGCCGCGCCGAACTGGACGACCTTGCTCACGGCGAACGCGAGCAGCACAGCCTTGCCGAACGCGACGATGATCGGCATCGCGTCCTTGACCGCCCTGACGAACGACATCACTGCCTGGACCGCGTCTGCCGCCCCCTGGACGATCGCGCGCTCGTTCTTGTCGATCCACGACAAGATCTCTTCGGAAAGGTTCGCCGCCTCGTCCCGAATGAACCCGGCTCGACGGCTGACCTCCTCGACGATCATGTTGAGGATCCTCGGCATCCTCTCGACGATGTCGCGCAGCGGCTCCGCGTAGAGGTTGAACACCTCGATCATCAAGTCCTGCAGCGCGGAGATCGTGATGCGGGACTGCGACTGGAGGGAGTCGAGCATCTTGTCGTAGACGTTCTGCGTCTCGCCCGCGCTGTCTTCCAGCAACTCGATGTAGCCACGGAGGTCGAACTCCCCTTCGGCGACCTGTCGGGAGATCGCGGCGATGTTCGCGCCGGACCGAGCACCGAAGATCGCCATGGCGTCCTTCGCCTTGATCGCGCTCCCGCCGACCTTCTCCAAGATCTCGACGAAGGTGTTGGTTTCCGGGTTGATGTCGTCGAGCGTCAGCCCGTACTTCTCCAGCGCGACACGCGCGTTGTTCGATCCCTTCGCCGCGAAGGTCAACGCCATCCGGAGGTTCGTACCGGCAAGGGAGCCTTCCAGACCGAGGTTCCGGAGCATGGCGACAACGCCGGTCGTCTCTTCGAAGGTCAAGTTGAACGCACGGCCGGCGGTACCGGCGAACTTCATCGCCTCGCGGAGAGAGTGGACGTCGAGCATGGACGTCCGCATCGCCTTGGAGAAGACGTCGGAGATCCGGGTCGCCTCGTTGGCCTCCATGCCAAACTGCTTCATCGTCGAGACGATCAAGCCGGTAGCCTGTGCCATCGATGCGCCCGTCGAACCGGCGAGGAGCATGGCGTCGGTGGACACGCGAATCGACTGCTCGACGGTCAAGCCGGCCTTCGCCAGCTCCGTCATTCCCTGCGCCGCCTGGGTAGCGGTGAACAAGGTCGTCTTTCCGAGCAACCGCGCCTGCTTCTCGATGCGGGCAATGTCTTCGGGCATCGCGCCCGTGATGGCACCGATGCGAGCGATTTCCTGCTCAAAATCGGCACCGACCTTGGTCGTAGCGACCCCGAAGGCGGCTACGGCAGCGGTCGCGACCTTGAATGCGCGGGTGACCTGACGCTCGATGGTGGCCGAGAACTTCTGGACCGACGAACCGAGGCCACGCAGCCGGCCCGCGAGCTTCCTCTCTTCCGACGACCACGCGTTCGGGTCCGCCCGGATGAGGACGTCGATGAAGAGTTGACCGACGGTGTTCGCAGTAGCCACAGGCGCACTCCTACTAGCTCAAAGGCGGCTCGTAGTGATGCGGCCTCTCGGCGTCCTCGCCCCTACGGTATCTCATTTTCCTTGCCCACGTCATCGTGGAATCTGGAGTACCAGTCGTAGGAGGCCCGATGGATTTCGACAGCGTGGACATGATGCCGATCGAGTCAAGCATCCGAGACGGGGATGCCGAAGCTCTTGATGCCTGCGACGAACACGGCGTCTTTCGTCTCGGCCGAGACGGGCTTCTTCTCTGCGGCCTTCTCCCGCCCGGCCCGGATGGGCTTGGTGACTTTCCCGCCCATCGCCGTTGTGACCGTCTCCATCACGACGCCGAAGACGTCGGCCTTATGCTTCGCGATTTCTGACGACGCGAGCGCGATCTGCGGCAAGGTCATGTCGAGGATGTCGTCGAGGCCGATCCCCGCTGCGAGGCAGACCCCGATCCCTTTCCGCAAGAAGGAGACGAACGTGTCCTCTACGGGGCTACCGTTTCCATCGTTGTCTCCTCCCCCATCGAGGGGAGGTCCGGCACCGACTGCACGAGCGACATCCCGCGCTTGATCATCCGGGCGAAGAAAGGGAGGACACCCGTCAGAAGCTCCTCGATCGCGAAGGCGTCCAACAGGTCGGCTTCGCCTTCCTCTTCCTCGGCGGCAGCGAGCGCCGCCTTCGCGGTCTTCGGGTACGCCTGCGCGAAGGCTTCTGCGACCTTCAACATGACGTCCTCGGAGGCGAGCACCTTGCCGAGCACGTCCATGAAGTCGCCCGTTCGGGCTTCGGCGACGATCTCCATCCCGAGGATGGACTGGATCTGCCGGAACACCCGGATCTGCCGACGCGCGGACACCGTGGTGCGGAGCGTGTACTCGTTCCCGTAGGCGTCCACGACCTCCACCTTGGCGGGAGGGTCGAGGGTGTCGAACAAGTCGACGAGTCCGGTCAGGTCGGCATCGAGCATTGCACCTCCAAGGGCGTCTGCCCGGTACCGTAGCACCGGGTCCCTTGGGGGTCAAAACTACGTCGTCTGCCTCACGAACTTGAGGAGCTGCTCGTCGGTGCCGAGGGCGGCCGAAGCCCAGTTCGTCGTCACCCGGCGTCCGAGCCAGGAGTATTCGAACTTGTGCTCGTCGTCGGAGAACGGCACCGAGAACGGTCCTTCGCCGTCGGCGTGCCACATGTAGACGTTCATCGTCTGGCCGGGGACGGCCATCCGGTGACGGAGATGCAGCGCGACGCTCGTGATCAGCGGCTCACCGCCCCACGAGAGGGTGTCCTGCCCACCGCCCGACGTCGTGTTGCCCGAGCCGAGCATCCGGGCGAAGTTGTCGAAGTTCCACTCGATGCCCGAGGTCGAAAACCGGTAGCCCTGGGCCTGGACGAAGCGGTAGATCACGAGCTTGGGGTTGCCCTGCGTGATCTCGCGCGACTCCGACTGGATCTCCAGGGTCGCACCTTCCTCGCCGATCGCGCCGATCTCGGTCGTAGGGGTGTCCCCCGTCTGACCCATGAACAAGACGCCCGGTCCGAAGGAGATGTTGTTGTTGGTGACGGTCCCGATGTTGAGAGGCATCGCGCACCCTCCGATGGAGGAGAAGGGCTACAGTGAGCGCACCTCGGCGGGCGTCTGCCTCAGCAATAGCACAACGTGCCCGTCGGGTCTACCCCACCTTGTTGCCGAACTCATGGATCGCGGCGTAGACCGACGCCGTTGACCCTGCGGCAACGGCTGCGTTGACGAGGTCGAACACGGCTGCTGCGTCGATGAAGAAGCCGGCCCGAAGGTCCTTCTCCTCGTTCAACCGCGAGCATCCACGGCACGGAACGACGACGTGCCCGCCGATCCCTGGCTTGATGTAGACCATCTGCTGCTTGTGGCGCAAGCGAAGCTCGTCGTTCTCCGGGTCGTAGATCCCGAGCCGGCGACCGCACGACTTGCAGGACCACACGGGGTCCGTCATCGCTCCAGACGTGAAATCCTCCCCGTCCTCGACGGTGAGGGCTCCGCGCATCAAGACCACCGCTGCGCCGATTTGGTCGACGTTGTCGGAAAGGTCGAGCAAGGCGCGCTCGATGTTCGTGACGCGGGCTTCGACATCGTCCACGCCACGATCCCCGATCGGAGTCGTCGAGGGGCGGGGAGACGACGGGGAGCCGTCGGAAGCGAAATCCACCACACGGCGGGTCATCGGGACTCCAGGGCGACGTGGACCGTCGTAGTTCGCCCACAAGATGCACACAGGTGCTTCTTGCTCTCAGTCGCCTCACGCCGAGTTCGCACAAGCTGTCCGGCGACATCTGCCAGCGGCTCTCCGCAGCGACACTCGATCCGGGTTCGGGTGTCCGGGCGAGTCCGGAGCATCCCGATGTTCGGGGTCGACTTCATCATGCCCCTCCTCCTGCCTGACACAGCCACAAGCCTCGGGCGACGTGGCAGCGAGATTGTTCGTTCCAGCCCATGTGCGGTCCGCTCGTATCCCGGCAAACCGCCACGGCGTCGATGTCCGCGTGTGAGAGCGAGACTCGGTAGAGCGCCGCCCTGGCGAGGTCGTAGATGGCGAATGCCTGCGCGGCCGACTGATCCGAGAAGACCCAAAGCTCCAGCACCAGCTCTTGGTACACGTTGGCTGGGCTCGTCCGAGCCCGGCGGAACTCGACCACGACGTAAGGCCGAGGCCACATCGTCTGGTCGTTGGCTTCCGCGTGACCGCCGAAGACGCGGCCGGAGATCTCGGCGGCGAGCGCGGTGTCGTTGATCAGTTGGCGGTTCACCAACTGCATGATCGGGGCGACGTTGACAGCCACTACAACTCCGCGCGTGCCGCGTCGGCAGCGGCCTCCATCATCATCTTCCTGACCCGCTTGTCACCGAGCGTTCCAGCGATCACGTCACGCGGCAGCATCCGGAAGGTGCCGCGCACGACGGCTTCGGCGTGGGGCGCGATCGAGGTATCGAACCCGACCCGGAAGCCGGGCCACCGTCCGGAAGTCGTCGACTGCCCACGCAACGAAGCGGCAAGCCGTCCGGTACGGGTGTGGACGACGTAAGGCCGGGACGAATGGATGCGGACCCGCCCGTGTCGTCGAGCGTAGGGGTGATCCATGTTCCGGAGGTCGGAGAGCGAGTAGTCGGTCAGCCGGATGTTCGCCGCGACCTCCGCGTAGGCCACCTGTCCGGCAGCGTCAGCAGCAGCCTGGAGCAACTTGCGGCCCCTTCGGGTGCGGAAGTCGGCGATGTTCCCGACTACGCGCTGGAGGCTGGCGGCGTCTACGCGGATCACGACGGCATCTTACCCCGACGGCGACGCGCCCGTGCGGACTCGATGTGTTCGTCGGTCAACTGAGGAATCTCCTTGACCCGCTGGACCGGAGAGCCCGTCCGAGCAGAGCCCGACAAGATCCGCTTCGGCGCGTGCTCCTCCAGCAGCCCCAAGATCGTCCCGAGGGACTGGTGCTCGGGATGGGACCGCGCCGTGCGGGACTGCGCTTCCGCCATCAGCCCCATCGCCATGTGGAGGTGGAAGACCGCAAGCTCCTTGAACGCGAGGTAGCTGTTCTCGTGGACTGCGAGCCGGCAGGCGTTGTTGAGGCATTGGAGCCCGCCCGTCTCGTCGCCGTCGTTGAGCAACTGGACTCCGAGAGACACCCACGGGCCGGACCGGTCGGGTCGGTCCTCCAACTCTTTCAGCAGAAGGGTCGTGTACCGCTCCAGCTTGTCCTCGGTCTTGTCGTCGTCGCCGGCCGTTCCCCGGTTGTGCATCCGGAAGGGAGCCCAGCCAAGCTGAGGGTGCTCGCCTCGGTCGTGAACTTGCGCGAGCGAGTCGTCGAAGCCTTCGTGGACGCGGCCGTTGTACTCCATGATGTTCCAAGGATCGAGCCAGAACATCCGGGGGGTCCACGACGGGGTGGCGACCAGTTGCCCGTCGCTGTCGACACGGTGGTTGGCGAATTCGAAAAGCCAGCCCCATGAGTCAGTCCGTTCCGCCATCCGACGGATCGCGACCATGTCGCCGAAGGGCTCCGAGAACTGCTCGTCGGGGTCGAACGTGATCGCCCACGAGAGCCCCTCGTTGTTGAACTCGCGGAGTCGCTTCACCCCGGCGTTCCGGGCCGTCGCGTAGTCGAGGTTGAGCGGCTGGTGGATCCACTCGGCACCGAAGAGGTCACCGAGCCGTGCCCACTCGCTCTCCTCGTCGAACATCTCCTCGCCGGTCCAGACGAGGACGATGCGGTCGACGAGCCCGTACATCAAGTCGAGGTGGCGGGCGAGGTCCGAAAGGTGCTCCTTCTCGTAGACCAGCATGGTGAGCCCGATCCCGTTGTCCGAACGGTACGGGGACAAGCTCATCCCTTCCTCGTGCTCGTGGTGCCCGTAGTTGGACGACCCCGTGAGGGACTCGGACCCGGAAGGGTCGATCGCCCGATACCACGCCGTCTTACGGGCACGATCGATCTGGCGGGCGTAGCCGAAGTGTCGGAACCGGACCCCGGACACGCGCTTCGCCGCGATGCTGTAGTCGGGGCAGTTGCCGCAATGAAGGCCCTTCTCGTTCCCGAGGGCGATCCTCCGGGGGGCGATCTTGTTCACCCGCCACATCCGGAAGCCTCGCATCGAGAACCGGTAGCGTCGACCATCGGCCCACGGGGGATCGGTCCGGATGAGCCGCTTCCCGTCCCAATGGGTGAGCCACGAGAAGTCCCAGGAGTCGACGAGCGGGTCCGGGTGGTTCATCAGGCGGTCGAAGTGGCGGCGGGTGATCCGGTCCTCGATCACCTCGTCGTGGTCGATCGAGATGATCCAGTCGGCTCCCATCTGCTCGGCCATGATGACCGAAGCATTCCTCTCGTCCCGCTCGTTGAACTCGCCTTCCCACACGCCGACCTTCACGCCGAGGGCGTTGTCTGGTCCGTCGTGCCAAAGCCCTCGTGCCTGGAGGGCGATCCAGTTGCGGACCGCCGTCGCGCACTCCTCCGGAGTCGAGTTGCTGCACTTCTTCAGCATCTCCATGTCGTGCGGGGGGAACGTCCGCATCGACATCTCCCAGTCCGGAGATTGCTGCATCTCCAGCGGGTTCCCGGTCAAGAGAACGCAGATGCCGTCGACGACGGTAGCCGCCTTGAGGAACGCGGCGCGCCAGAGGTGGAGGTCGTTCCCCGTCGACAACTTCACGCGGAACACGGCGACGAGCTTGTCTCCGCGCACTTCGTCGGCCCACTTCTCGTAGTACGTGAGCACGTTGGCGAGGCCGCGCTGGGCCTCGGGGAAGGCACGATCGAGGGTCTGATGGCCGAGGTGGTGAACGTAGACGTCCTCCGCGATCGCGCACCGGAACCCGGCTCGCTCTGCGCGGGCGCAGATGTCGTTGTCCTCGTAGCCACCCACCCCGAAGACCTCGTCGAAGAGGGTGGGCCGGAAGGTCGTAGAGAGCCGGCTCTCGCCCGGCACGGGGATGTGCCAGCCGACCGCTTCGACGCAATCACGAGAGAACGCCATGCAGAAGCCGGACACAAAGCTCGTCGTCAGAACGCCGCCCATCCGGTTCGCTCGGAACGAGTACGCGAAGGCGTCCAACTGGCTGTCGGACTTCGGGACGGCCCCGGACACCTTCTGCGACCCGGCGACGTTGTTGCTCATAGGACCGACGATGCCCACCGTGCCGTACCCGGAGACGGGGCGAGCGATCCGCTGGCCCTGCTCGTCGGGGATGTCGCCCCAAAACCGGACGAACTGCGTCTTCATTGCGGTTCGGAGTCCCTGGAGCCACCCCATCGTGACGAGCGCGTCGTCGTTGAGGACAACGGTCGTCTCCGGAACGCCCACCTCACACGCGACCCGGAAGCCCTCGTTGACGGCGCGGGCGAAGCCGAGGGGGGCGTCGAACGTCTCGACGATCAGGGACGCGCCGTCGGGGGGCGTCAGCTTCTCCAGCCGCTCGACCGCTTCCGCGCTCCGGGGGTTGCCGGGGTCGGGGTTGACGACGACGACGACCTTGACCCGAAGTCCGGCAGAGACGCGAAAGAGCCGATCCACGCAGGGGACCACAACTTCGGGCACGCCGACGGTGGGGATGATGACGAGGTAGTCGTTCTCGTCGTCGTGAAGGAAAGCCGAAGAGTCGGCTCCGGTAGCTGTACTCACATGCACCTCGTGGGCGTCTGGAGGCGTTGTAGGCCGACACCGAGGAAAAGTCAACCGTGGGGTAGGAACCAGTAACGGACGGGGTATTATTCGGTTGGAAACGAAGGAGAACCCGATGGACTGCCGCGCCCCGCGCTGTCAATGCATGTCGCCCTGCTTGGAACTTGAACAGGACTGGTTCCGACGAAGCCCCTGCTGCGACGAGTACGTCTGCATCTGCCCGACCGACGAAGACCTTGACGCTGAGACAGCGTTCTACGCCCAAACGGTCTACGGCAGTCGAAGCGACGAATGCAACTGCTCTGACCCCTGCTGTCCGTGTGGCGGCGAGAAGATCGGGAGGCCGTAGCTGATGGCTGCCAACCTGTTTAAGATCGGCGACACGGTTGTCGACCGGATGGATCCCGCCGCGACGGTCTACACCGTCATCGAGGTCAAGGGCGACGACCTCGTCCTGCAGCACGATTCCGGCGAAGTGACGGTCCTCCCATTCTGGGAGTTCGACTACTCCTCGCCCCCGAACGAGTCCGGAACGACAGCGACGACCAGCGTGTAGATGCCCGGCTCATCGCCGGCAACGATCCGGCTGCGCCAGTGGCGCTGACGCTCCTCCGGAAGCTGCTTGAAGTAGCCGTAGTGCGCGCCCTTGCAGATCGGCGCGTCGATGATGACGGAGCAGCCGGCCTTCCGAAGGTAGGTTGCGTAGGAAGACAGCGGCTCCTCGTAGCCCCACTTCCAAGTCCCTTCTTGGAGACGCATCTGCCGGAACTCGCGGTAGACCCCGGAGTCCGGGTTGGGCGCGGAGAAGGCGACGTAGCGTCCGGCAAGGCGAATCGCCTCGGCGAAGTACGGCTCCAACTCGGACTTCTTGAAATGCTCGACGACGCCGTGGGACCAGACGATGTCCGCGCACGCATCGGGGAGCCCGACCTTGGTCGCTTCGTCCTCACACAGCACGTAGGGCAGATCGCTTCGGTCCAGAAGCCGCTTCGCGGCATCGAGAGCGTAGGGTGACTGGTCCACCCCGATCACCTTGCGGACGCCGTAGTCCTTCGCTGCGTTCAGACACGCGCCGCGTCCGCACCCAAGGTCGAGAACGACGAGCCCGGTGAGGTCGATGACTTCGTGAATGCTCGCGATCGCCTCGGCTTCCTCTTCGGGGATCGCTTCGTGCGCGAGGTAGCCGGGCCAGTCCCACTTCGGAGTGGGTTCCGACTTCGTCGACGTCCACGCGATCCCGCTCGGGTGCTTCACTCGGCCCATGCCGTTGCCTCGATCTCGTAATTCATGTAGTGCCGCTTCAAGAAGTCCGCGTGGTAGGCCAATCGCTGGATCGGCATGAAGCCGACGGCGGCCATCTTCTCCCCGGAGATTGCGTACAGCCGGTCCTGGCCGGGCCGATCTGGGCCATGCTCGGCAACAGCGCCGAACAGCCGGACCACCTCGTTGACTGACATGCGCTCCGGACCAGCGATGTTCCACGTCTCGGTCTGTCCGTGCGGGAGGGTGAGCGCTCGCTTCCCGGCGAGCGAGAGTGCCTCGGCGAACTCCGCGACGTGGATCCATTGGCGGATTTGCTCGCCGTCGCCATGAACCGGGACTGGACGATCGTCGGTGGCACACGCCGACACGATGGGCACCAGCTTCTCAGAAAGCTGACCTGGACCGTAAGCGTTGCTCCCCCTGGTGATCATCGCGCGGAGCCCGAAGGACCGAGCCATCGCGTGGACGACAAACTCTCCACCAGCCTTTCCGGCCGAGTAGGGCGACGAGGGACGCAACGGCGTCTCGCCCTCCTTAGCCCCTCCCGCCGCCCATCTGGTGCCGTAAAGGTCGCCGTAGACCTCATCGGTCGAGCAGTAGACGAGCGGAATATCGAACTTCGTGCACGCGCTGGCGACGACCTGTGTACCCACGGCGTTCGTGAGGATCGCCGACTTCGGGTCCACGAGGGAAGCGTCGACGTGGGACTCGGCCGCGAGGTGAAAGACGATGTCCGGCTTGTGGAAGGCGAGAGTGCTGAACACTGACTCTGGCATCTCGACCCCGCCAGTCACGATCGGGATCCCTGCATCGAGAAGAAGTTGCTTCCCCGTCGCCGCACGGGTCAGCGCGTCGAACACGACGACATCATTCGCTTCCGCGATGAGTCGACGACAGAGGTGCTGACCAATGAACCCAGCCCCCCCGGTCACCAGCGCCTTCATCGCCACCTTGCCGCGAAGCGTCGCACCGAGAGGTCGCGAATCGCACTCTTCTTCACGCCGAGACGGGCCATCGTGCTCCCGCGCTCGTGGCTGACTTTCATCGACGGCCACACGATCGACCGCACGCCATGGACGAACGCCATCCGAAGGCAGAAGTCGGGGTCCTCGTAGAAGAGGGGGAAGCCGTCATCCATGTTCGTGATGTCGAAGTAGTCGGCCCGAACGAGGAACCAGTACCCGGCGACGAAATCGACCGGCTTCACCTCGTTTTCGACTTCACCGATGTTTCGGCCGACCTCGGTCAACGTCCACGGGCAAGAAGGATCGACGGTGCCGCCCGAAGGGCCGACAATCGGGTACTCGCCTTCCACGCCCCACAGTGCGGTCGACAACTCGACCGCCTCGATCACTTGGAGCGCCCCCCACGTGCAGTCCGACTGCGTGAACAGGAGCCAGTCGATCTCGTCCCGAGCCTTCTTCGCGCCGAGGTTGCACGCGGCAGCGAAGCCCTTGTTCTCGGAGTAGGCCCGACGGAACCGGGCGCGATGCTTGCCAAGCGGCTTCCATGCCTTCGTGGCCGCGTGGAACTCCGGGTTGTTCTGCACAAGAACGACGTGCGCGCCCGCGCCGAGTCTGGAGCAGGCGTCCAACGCCATCTCGACCGCCTCGATCTCCGTGTCCTCCCACGACGAGACGACCATCACGACGGCGATGCGAGCTTGTTCGGTGCCAGCGATGCCGCGCCGTAAGACGGCGAGGTTCAGATCGGGGAGCGGGTTCCGGGTGACCTTCAGCGCGTTGTGGAGGTCCATCGGCTCTGGCTCACCGGCCGAGTCGAAGACCGCCTTTGCCCATTCGGGAGGGAAGACCCCTTCCGGGGCCATGACCGGGACGGAAGCCGTGACCTCCTTCTTGATCCACTCGACGACCGACCACCCCTGCCGCTCCAGCACAACCTTCGTGTTCGATCGCGCGACGACGGCCCGCCAAGCCCGGCCTTCCCGAATCGGCCGGACCGTCTCCAGGGGGGTGTTGATCTTCAAGCGCCGCCCGTGGGACGGGAGCCAGGGGTATTCCATCAACCAGGGCATGAACTACCTCACGAAGAGTCGCGACCATCGACCAACGACTCGTTTCACCTCGGCGGGGAGTCCTTCGCGTCGGAAGTAGGCGTAGCCGCCGGTCCGTTCTTCCGACAAGCCGGCGTGGCGGGACGAGTTGAAGTGTGCAGCGGCGAGAACGGATGCCGCGTGGGCGAGATCTGCCGGCACGTTCGCCGGGTCGAAGCCGGCGGTGTACGTCACCGACACCTTCTGATTCCCGCGCGTAAAGAACGAGTTCTCGTCCGTCAAGCCGATCATCCCGATGCGGTCCTTGAGGTACCGGTCGGAGGCAGCGACTGCCGACCCGTCGTTGGTGACGGCGGCGACCGACGCGACGGGCCAGTGCCTCAGCATGAGCTTGTTCGTCGTCGAGTCCGTGATGTCGAAGGACTCGTTGTAGGTCGACTGCGTGATCGACCCATCGGGGATCCCCATCATCCCCGCCATCTCGACATCCACGACATCGAGGAGATCGTCGATGTAGGTGTCGTGACGGGTGATCCCTGCCGGGATGCCCAAGAGCCGCTTCACGCGAACCCGCGAGGTGAAGTAGGCGGGCATTTACGCGAGCCGGTAGGTCATGTTGTGGCCGGACCCCTTGGACTTGGCGAGCTTGTCGTCGACCAACTCGCGGATCGCTCGCCGCCAGGACGTCTCGGGAAGGCCAGCGAGCTTCAGCAACTCGCGCTTGGTCCGGAACTCGTCGTCCATCACCGCGAGGAGCCGCTCCCGTGCCGGGCCAGCGTGCGCCTCCAGCCAGGACTCCGTCACATCGACCCACCCGTACTTCTCGGCGCGGAAGGCGGTGTTGCGGCTCTTGCAGAAGAGGGTCTGGACCTTCTCTCGGCCCTGCGGGTTTCGCAGAGCCGGGGCCGGCGCGACAGCGTAGGACTGAGCCGTCTCGTCGTAGGCCGGCATGACCATCCGGAACGAGATGTCCTTGTCGGCGCGCTGCATGATGCGCCGGTAGCTGCCGGGCTTCGGGGGAACGTGGGGGAGCGCGGGCATGATCGGCCTCCTGGCCGTACCATACAACGCCCGATCCGATCACGCACGCAGAACGAAGCGAGCCCCGCCCCTCCGAACAGGCTGGAGGAGGAGCGGGACTCAGGGGGGGGGGACTTCTGGGCTTCTACGAGGGGCTGACGCCACCGAGGATCGCGCCACCGAGGGTGTTGCCCTGCACCAGGGCAACGTCGGTGTAGAGTTCGAACTCCTCGTACTGCGACGTGGTGCGCGCGAGCGGCATCACGGTCGTCGGGGTCAGGTACTCCAGCCAGTAGTAGCGGAGGTTGACCACGATCAGCGCGGTGGTGGAGCCGCCCGAGAGCGCCTGGATCGTGGACGTGGCCCACGTCAGGTCGTCGGGGATCTCGGTGGACGGGACGAGCGGGATGCCGTCGTAGGTCTTCACCCGGAAGCCGGCCGCGATCTCCGTGGTGTTCACGAACTGCTGCTGGGACTGCAGCGCCGCGTTCACCTTCCGGAGGCCCGCCTGGGAGCCGAAGATGACCATGTCCGACTTGTTGGCCGAACCCTTGACCGCGTCGATCGTCTCGTCGAGAGCGGCCACCGTGACGTCGTCGCCAGCGGCGGCGGTCGTCTGCGCGATGACCTGACCCGACACGCCGTTGATCTGCGTGATGAGGCCGTCGATGCTCTCGGCGTCGCCGGAAGCGCCGCTGTCACCCACGGAGCAGCCGGTTTCCAGGCCCTCGGCGTAGTCGCCCGCAGCGCCCTCCAACTCCATCGCCCACGCGTCACCGTAGGCGGCACCGGCCGCGCGCAGGAAGCGGGTCACCCGCCCCTTCGCGATACCGGTCCGGTAGTTGAAGTTCGTCTGGGCGTAGGAGCCGGTCGCCTCCGTCGGGGAGTCGGTGTCACCCACCCACTCCAGACGGTTCGTGCCGGTCTTCGCCGTGCGGCGCACGATCTGCGCCTGCGAACCGCGACCCGGACGCGAGCGCAGCACCGAGTGGATGCCGAGTTCGCGGAGGACGAGGTGCTGCACCGTCGTGTTGAGGAAGTTCTGGATCAGGGCGGTGGACGAATCCGACAGCGCACGCTGGGCGGCGATGCGCTTGTTGACGTCTTCGTTGAGCCATCCGAACTGGGACATGATGGCCTCCTAGTGCCAGGTCTCGGGGGTGTGACCCTCCGAGAAGGCCGCGCGCAGCACGGACCGGAGGTGCTCGGAGATCTCGCTCGCCTGGGGGAGCTTGTCGCCCGCCTTGAGGAGCATGCGATCCTTGTGACGCTCGATGAGCGTGGCCGTCGGGGAGCCTTCGCCCCACTCGGCCTTGGCCCGGCTGACCTGATGGTCGATCAGGCTCTGTCCGTCGAAGACCGGAGCGCCGCCACGGACCAGTTGGCCGATACGGTTGGGCTCCTCGGCCATCGCCAGCAGGCGCTTCTCGGCAACGGCCGCGCGCTGCGTGAGCGCCTCGACCTTTGCTTCCAGCTCGGAGTTGTCGGGGGTCGGCTGGGCCTCGGCGGGCGGCGCGGCGGCACGCTCCGTCAGCACGGCGACGGCGGAAGCGATGGAGGCGACGCTGGTGGACAGCATCTCCATCGACTCCGCGAGCTTGTCGACGCGGGGGTCCAGCGTGGTCTGGGTGTCCTGGTCGGACATGTCACGCTCCTCGGGGGGGTCTGTGGGCTCGGGGGACTCGGGCTCCGAGTCGTTGCGGGCTTCACCGGACGCGCCTTCCGAGGCATCGACTTCCGTGAGCCCATCCTGACCCGTTGCAGCCGGGGTGTCAAGACGATCGTCGTCCCCCTCGGATCGCTGGGAAGCGCTCCAAGAGTCGCAGACGTAGTCGGGGTCGTCTTGGAAGGAGTACTGCTCGCACATGGTCTGCGGCTGCGAACCGTCGACGCCGGCCATGTGGTGGGTGCAGGAACCACACCGCCGGGCCGGCTGCGGGTCGGCCGGACGGTACCCCGGCGCGGGGTCTTCGGCGCGAGCCTCGGGGGCAGGCTCGTCCAGATCCGGCGTCTCCTCGACGATCGGGGTCGGGGACCGCGTCTCGATCGCGCGGACGACAGCGGACCGGATCTCGGTGATCCAGGCGTCGGGGTTCGCGGGACGTCGGGTGAAGGCGTGGTGGTCGAGGTCGACGCCGAGGACGATGATGCGCTCGACTTCGTCGGTGTCCTCGTTGTACTGGACGCGAAGGCGCGTGAACCAGCCACCGATCGACCAGCCGATCGGCTCCCCTTCTCGGAGGCGCGAGAGAAGCTGCGGAACCTTCTCACGGGAGGTGTCGAGTTCGGCGACGATGCGGAGACGCAGATGGTCATCCGCGTCCGGGTGGGCTTCCTCGACCGGGCCGTCCTCGACGATGCCGGCGATGGTTCGCCCCATCACGTCATCCCACTCGCCGCCGCCCATCAGGGATGGATGCCGGGGGAGCATGGGGACGCCGTCGCGGAACTGGTCGGCCATCATGTCCAGGGCCTCGCGACCCATCTCCGTCCCGTACCAGTCGACGGAAGACGAGGACGCGTAGCCTTCGACCATGACCTTGTCGTCGGACAAGACGACTTCGTCTCCGTCCTCCGCGTCCATGTATTTCTTCTTCTTCTTCGCCCGCTCGGTCTTCTCCTCATCGGAGAGGACGGACGGCGCGGAGCAGTCGAAGTGGAACGGGATGCGGCAACGCGTGTTCCACGTCGCCAGCGGACCTTCGCGGAGATCGGGCTTGCCAAGCTCCTCGATGGACAGGTGCGCCTGACCGATGGGGATCCGGTTCGACACGACAACCTCTGCCTGACGTTAGGTCGGATCGCCGCGACTTGCAGTCGTCGGTCGTCGCCACCTTAGCGCGGCTACGGACCGAAGCGCAAGAAATCGGAAGGCGACCCACCCGCTCGTAACGGTCGGGGTATTATTGCCGAGGACACAATGATGACCCCGATTCAGCACGACTTGATGGACTCTCTGATGGAGTTGGACTCCTGGCTCACAACACAGAACATCCTCCTGGCGACGTGTCTCGCGTGGGCGTTGCTCTCACACGGCGGCGCGCCGGAAGCGTAGGTTAAACCTTGAATATCCCGCGAAAGCGTGACCTCGTCAGAGGCGCGATCCTGACTCCATTCGCCGCGATGATGGTCGGAGGGATGGTGATGGCCGTGACCGGCTACATCTTCGGGTTGGCGGTAGCTGACGCGATGGACGTCTTCGACCCCCCTGAGCATTCGGGCGAGGGCGGTAGGTTGAAGCGATGAGCGCGAACCCGGACATCTGGGACGCGACCCCGCTGATTGGCCCGCTTACCTGGGTCCAATGGGAGTGGTTGCGAACCCTCATTTGTGACGCCAGATCGGTCGGCCTCCACGGAGAAGCGGAGGACTCCTTCCGACGCGCGTTGGCGATTGGGTACGCGCCAGCAGAAGCGCATTTTGCCGCCCGATGCGAATGGGACCTCTGACCCTATAGGCGTGCTACGGTTCCTCCACCGGAGGACGGTCATGGCGACGTTGAGGCAAGGTTCGAAGGGGACGGAAGTCAAGCGTCTACAGACGCTCCTGATTGCTCGCGGGTACAGCCTCGCTCCCTACGGAGCCGACGGGGACTTCGGTTCCGGCACCCACCGCGTCGTCTGCTCGTTCCAAGCGAGCATGGGGCTCGACGTAGATGGAATCGTTGGAGCCAGCACGTGGTTCGCCCTGGAGAGCGAAGCCGTGATCGACGACGACGCCGACGACGCCGAAGTCGAACGATGGCAGAAGAAGATCCGCGAAAGGTGCAACGATCCGGTCCGCCTCGCGGTGTGCGACGAAGCCCTCTACACGCTCGGTGTCGCCGAAGAACCGCGCGGTTCCAACCGTGGCCCCGAACTCGACAGCCTCCTCTCCCCCTTCGGCAAGAGCTACGTCAAGCACCACCAGATCAACGCGAGCAGCGTGCCGTGGTGCATGGTCTGGGTTTCCTGCGTGGTCGCCAGCGCCCTCAAGGCGGGTTCGTGGGCCGACGTACCTTGGGGGCAGTGGTTCGGCGCGGCCTCGCAGATCGGGCAGTGGGGCAAGGACAACGGCGTCTACGTCCAAGGTCACGAGATGCCGCTCGCTGGGGACATCCTCGTGATGACCCGCGACGGGTCCGGGTCCGACGTCGGTGGCGGCACCTCGGCCGGGCACGTAGGCATCGTCCTGTGGGCCGATGAAACCCACGTCTGGAGCATCGACGGGAACGTCTCCGACGCCGTCCAGATCAAGAAGCGGAAGCGCTCCCAGGTCGACTACGTCTCGTGGAGGGACGTGTGATTCGCCTTCGACTGAGCCGGAACTCCACGTTCTCCACGACGTGAGGATCAAGTCCCCGGTTCCGGTTCAGCCGGTTGACGTGGGGGCAGCAGATCCGCCCGGTCTTGGGTGACGACCATCGAGCCCTTCTCAAAGTAGAGCCCGATCACAAGTCCGATCACCATCGCGAACGTCTCCGAGATCGATTCCCCGTTGAACTCACGCCACGACGCGATGCCAATCACGGTGAGCGCGATGATGGCGCGAACCCACTGGAGGAAGACCGTTTGACCTTCTCGTTCCAGGGTCCGTTCGATAGCGGACCGCACGCAACGCCTCCGGAGCCGAGGGGGTAGTATAGGACGCGGACGAAGAGGAGGGCCGCGTAATGTCTATGGTACAGGCCATCCTGCTCGTGCCCGAAGAGGGCGACCCGCACGGGCTGCTGGGGGACTCCAAGTCTGCGGCATGGCGATGCGGAGCGAGGCCGCCGACGGCGGGCCTTCAGCGTACCCGCCGCCTTGTCCACGAAGGCAACGAGTACGCCGACCCGACGATGCCCTGCGAGACGTGCGTGGCCTGCGGTGAGGTGTGGCCGTGCGACACGCCCGGCAAGGTTGAGCGAGAGGCCAGCGAACGGTGGATCGCAGGCTACAGCTTCCGCCCTGCCCTCGTCCTCGCCTACCAGGGCGAGGTGGTGGTGGAGGGGTGCTTCAAGATCGAAGGGCTCCTCTTCCAACTTGGCTGTGACGAGTGCCCCTCCTGGCGGCTGCTCTTCAACCGTTCTGAGCGCGTCCTCGTAGAGGTCAGACCCGCCGCGTTTCACCTGCTGGCGCGGATGGTCAGCGACCTGGGCCGCATCGTCCTGCTCAACGAGGCAGGCGAGGAGATCGAGCGATGACCGACGCCGAACGCATCAAGCACATCAAGAAGCTCATGGACGCTGAGATGGGCGTCAGCGTCGCGAATGCGTGGTGGCTCCTCGACCGCCTCGCCGCCGTCGAGAAGGAGCGGGACGCCTACAAGAGGATCTCCGACACCTACCTCACCGAAGCCGGACTTCGCACGAAGGAACACGCCGAAGCCCGCGCCGAGGTCGAGCGGCTGACCGAGCGGGTCCTGTGGCTGGAGCGCGACGGCAAGTGCCAGTCGATGCACAAGATGGACGCCGAGGTCGCGCGGCTGCGCGCCGAGCGGGATCACTTCAGGCGTGAGTTGGGTGCAGCCCAAGAGGCACGCCTTGACCGCGACCACGAGATTGAGCGCCTGGAGGCTGTCGTCGAGGCTGCGCGCGAGCGTCACGACGGCTGTGAGGTCGCCGCGAACCATCGCGCGTTCCCCTCGCGGTGCGGCGTGTGCTGGGTCTGCGCCGCGCTCGAGGCGCTCGACGAGGAGAGGACCGATGGCTGACCGATACACACATCACGCCGACTGCTACCACGACCATCACGCTTGCGCGGTATCGCAGGTGCAGCGACTCAGGCGGCGTCTTGCCGTAGCCTGCGCCGAGGTCGAGCGGCTGGAGGCGGTGGCCGAGGCAGCGCGGTCGCTGCTCTCGATCTGCGTGGAGCTTGTCCCGTCCCCTGAGGCCCACCTCGGCGCGAGGATGGGGCGACTGGGGCTGGCGCTCGCCGCG